GTTCTGATAAGTGTAGACCCAGTAATAATCCGTAGAAAGGTCTTGCGGTTGTCCCTTCTTGTTACCGATTGGAGTCCAGAATGTATTCGGTGGGGTCACACCAATCGGCGGACCAAGAGCCCAGTTTGTTGGGTCGCTCGGAGGAGGTAATAGAGAAGTGTTCGCAAGGAGAGCGTAGTAAGTCACGCTTCCGTAGAGAACAATTGCGTTTACTGGATACTTTGTTCCCGCCTTCCACTGGGCTGACGGAGTCCTTGCTTCATAGAAAGGACCAACAAACGTTTGATACTTCTGGTCTTTTGTCGTCAGCGTAACGATATCCCCAGACGTATACTGCGTTCCAGCACTCCAAGTGCCCTTGAACTTCAAGTTCGCAAGAGAAAGAGGAGTTGGTGATAGTTGAGTATTCTTGATCTGTGGTTGATACTCAATGAAGCGAGTAGGAGGGTAAGCATTGACGATTGCGGAGGTAGCAGTGGGAAGAGTAGAACCCAGTGCGATCCAGTAGAGTGGTGCTTGCGGAACGATAGCTGGGTCGGGATTCACATTGCCCAACGGCATCGCCACTTGGGCTTGGACATACTGGGTTGTTCCCGAACCATCCACATAAGACCTATAGTCTCCTACGGCAACGGGAACGCCTTGAACCCAAGCTGTAGGGGTAGGAACTGCCAAACTAGACAGCACTGATGTTTGGAGGGGAATCGACATTCCGTAAGTCGTGAGGTTTGGGTTCGTCTGTCCCGTGCCTTCCAGAATGCTTGGAATAAAGAGTGGCAAGTCCAAGTTGGCTCCGTTCATCGTGAAACGCACGATGGAGAAGTTGTAGTTGGAAATGTCTCGAATGATTGGGTAATCACGAGTCTCGTTGAATATGATGTTCGGGTCTTGGATCGCATCACCCGTAGTCGTCTGATCATCCGTCGTGTTGTTGACGATGTCGGCGTTGTAATACACATAGTCGGGATCGGCATCAGTTCCGCCGACATACTGGACAGACGCTAGTTGGCGGTTCATTTATACTACTACCTTAGTTTTTCTTCTTACTTCTTCAACTTCATATAGGTTAGACCAGATACGAAATCATCTGGGCAGAGACCCGTCTTGTCTATGATGCTTTTATACTGCGAGAGCGACTTGTTGCCGTAAAGAAGACGAGCGACGCAGTGGCGACCGCAAGTGTTAATATCTCCACGCTCCTTTTGGAAGCCGTGTTTGTTGTAGTAGATAGGCAGACCGCTTCGTCGCATAAGGTCAGTGAGGTAAGGTTGTGACTCATTCATCTGTTCAAGACGGTGTTGTGGAACGTCGTCCAACTGGTCTTCGGGCTTGTCGCCGTAAGGATCAAAGAACTCCACGCCCTTCTTTGTGCGGAGCATACAGCACCAATGCCCCGTGTGTTCATCTTGCGTCAAGAAGAGGATGATACACCGCCCATTCGAATCAAAACATTCTTGGAGCGACCGCTTCTTTGCGAGGTCGGGATAGGTCATCAACGATATATTGCCTCCCAAGAGCTTGCGAATATCGTCGTCGCTCAAAGGATAATCTCGCACTTCTTCTGCGTCGGTCATTATAAATGACCAAGAATATATGGGGCTCACCATTCTCTATCGACCAACGTAAAGCGAAAGAGCCAAAGGAGAAGACCGAACCAAAAGAGAAACCCAAGAAGATTCCTCGTTTGAGTCGTAGTGATGTTCGATTATTACTAGATTGTTCCGCCGCCGACATTAGTGAAGGGTTGATTGCTTGGACAGAACGCTGGATGACGCAGTTGATTCAAGAGAGAGCGTTTCCTCCTCATTTTGTTCGCTCGGGAGCGTATCAATACTTAATTGACTTTCTCGGTGAGGGAGCAACAGAGGTTCTGAATGCGATTCGGCGAGACCATTACGGCTGGGGAACCCGACCGAATGGAGATGCTGGTGTAAGTGAGTTTGACTTCTTGATTGGTGTGCCGATGGTGGTGTGAAGTCTTCTACGTTAATACCCACTCTCACTTCACGCTCACAACAATGCGAGACGAAACGCCGTCCTACCAGAACAAGACACAAACGATAGATTCCGTATAAAATTAGTATTGCCGTCGTTGATAACCCCGCCGACGCCAGTGTTGATAGATCCATTATAGTATATGTCTAAAAAGCCGAAACAAACCACGAAATATTAAGGTTAACGACGTTTTGTGGAGTTAATACTGAAGGTATAACGAACTTGATAGATCCGTTGGCTGCTGATGAAGGAAGTGAAGCAGCTAGCCAGTAAACAGCCGAGTCTGTGTATGCTTGGGAAGTATCAAAACGCAATTCAATTGTCGCACCAACTTTAGAAGTTGCTGTGAGGAGCGGTGATACGTTTGCGACGGCAGCCGTCCAATATGTTGAAGTGACATCTTGCGTCCAAACAAGACCGTTCATAAATACTGTTCCGCTGGGAAGAGCCGACGAGATAATCTGTTCTGTTCCAGTTCCAGTCGTAATATCTATACCCGTTCCAGCACTAATATTTGTGCTAATTATCTTTTCCGATCCAAACCCACCCGTAAGACCTATTCCAGCCCCAGCACCGAGATTCGTTATGATCTGGATACTCTGTGGGTTAAGGAGTCCACTCCCTACCGTAATACCCGATCCACTACCGCTCGTAATATTCAATGCTCCCGTAACTGGATTCGCTCCGTTCGTAGAGATAGACACAACTCCTCCAGCTGCTCCTTGTGGTCCTTGTGGTCCAGTAGCACCAGTAGTCCCAGTTCCCGTAGGACCAGTAACTCCCGTAGCACCGTTCGTTCCCGCTGCTCCTTGCTGTCCTTGTGGTCCCATAGGTCCAGTAGCACCGTTAGCTCCGTTGAAACCCGATGCTCCTTGCGGTCCAGTAGGTCCTATCGGTCCGCCCGAAGGTCCCGTAGGTCCAGTAGGTCCTCCCGTTGTAGATCCAAGATTCGTCCAGTGTGTAGGGTCGCTGGGAGGAGCAACTCCCGTAGGTCCTACTGGACTGATTGCTTGGAAGAGAACAGCAGCTCCATCAATCACGTAATCACCCGTGAAATAGTAAGTGAATTGATTCCAGAGAGCATACGACATTCTGTTTTATAATCAAGCAAGAGAAGATTGGTGGAATACAAAAGCAAGGGGGTTGATGGGGAGTATATCTTATAACTAAAAACCGCTGTTTTTTCGAGTGTTTTTGTCCTAATGCTGTTTTGAGAAAGTATCCTAAAAAGAAAAAGTTGAGAGAGAGTCTATAGAATAGTTTTGTGAAATGAGGTTTAGGACAAAAAAGCTCGAAAAAACGAAGGTTTTTTAATGGGTTAAACTTATTTCAATGCTTTATAACAATGAGATTCCTTACTTTTTTATGTCTTGTTTTAGGTGTGTTTGCGACCAACTCGTCAAGTGCTACGCTTACACGTTCTCGTGCTGTTTCGCTCACGCCGACTTTGACTTTGACTCGAACTCGCACACGGACTTTGACTCCTACTCGCACTCGGGCTCTTCTGTCGTTGAGCGGAACTGGAACTGGAACTGGGACAGTGACACGGACTAGAACCGCACGGACAACTCTGACTGCGACTGGGACTGGGACTGGAACACGGACAAAAACAAGGACAAGGACAGCAACTCTGACTGCGACTGGGACACGAGGCGTATCATCCACTCCAACTTCTACTTCTACTTCTACTTCTACCACTATTCCAACCCTAACCCAAACTGGAACTGGATCTGGGACGGCAACACAAACCCAAACTCTAACCCAAACTGGGACGCAAACCCAAACTGGGACGCAAACTGGAACTGGGACTCGTGGTGTAGTGGCTGTGGCTCAACCGCAAACTGTATCTCAAGAAGCTCCTCCTAACATCACCTACATTGCGATAGGTAGTGTTATGGGATGTTTAGTCTTGATGACAGTCATCGTCGTAGCGGTTCTTGTCAATAATCGGTCAGCACGGAAACTTCACTATACTCCAACAACGATGAGTGTAGTTCCTACCAAACCGTCTGATTTCACGGCAAGGGACAATCCGTCGTATTCCGCAAGGGTTCTGTTCCCACCCACAACAGCTCGTCTGCCTCCACCGCCGCCGTATGAAGGGATGACTACGTTTACTGATTGAGAAGCCGTGCGTGGTGAGAAGAAATGAGCCATTGGGGGTAGTGTTTGTAGAGGCATACCCACCGTCCTTGCTTTTTGAGGTCACGGCAGTCGTCTTTGGTCATACCTATATGCGTTTTAAGAAGGTAGGAGAGTGCGTGGAAGGAGGTAGCCATTGGATATACGACGATATGGGTGGCTTCGTTGAGTAGGAGTCGGGTTTTCTTGTAGTTTGTGAGGTAGTGAGACAAGCAAAGCATCGTCGTGTTTGTGTGACGACCCATTGTAGCCAAGTCATCTATTAGTTTATGAACCACCTTTTCTGCTAGACCAGTGAAGGTATCGTAGTCGTCAAAAATCACACAGCAGTCTTGGAACTCTTCTAGTTCGGGGTAGTCGTCGATAAGGGTTTGGATATTAATGCGTTTGGGTGGAGGGTTCATCTTATCTAGCGTAGAATCCTCCTCTAGTTTGGAAATAAGGTAGACATTGCGAGAAGGGTGGAGTTTTTTATAAAGTTCAGCCACTCCTTTGGCGAAATAGCTCTTACCGCTACCAGACGATCCAGCGATGTAAAACACTTCACGCTTCTTGGGGTCTGGCGAAGGAAGGACACAGAGCTGGGAATCGTCGGGA